CTTCCATGGACCGCTTTCTATGACCTTCTATGATTTCTATACAAACAATATTGTGAAGAAGGATTTCATAGAAACCATAGAACCCCAGAACCACTCTCACAAGATTCTGTATAGGACGCCTTCTACGAACCGACTTCTATGATTTTCCACCTTTGACGATTTAAAACGCCCATTTTTTGTATCGTTGTTGGCGTACCCAATATAAAGACAATTTGTGGAATAAATACATGGTGAAAAAGAAAAAGAAGGACGCTTTCACCCAGTTTCGTTCCCATGAACTGCCTGCCTACAAAACGTTCAAAATACCCCTCAAAACCATACTATGTCAACGACACGATGTTCAACCGGTATTGAATCAGTGGGTCATCGATATCAACGATGTGGTCATCCATACCTACCAGTTCATTCGACTCTACGTTATCCATCTCTTCCATCACCAGTTGACGTTGCCGGTTATTGACGAGACCTTTGTATTGTACTGTATCAGAACGTTGGGGGTGCGGGACAACCGGGGACGACAGAGTGCGAACACCCAGTTACTGGAAAACTTGCAAGAGTTCTACAAACAGGAGTACCAACCCTTGTTGCACCATGAAAAAACCGACTTGAAACATACTACCCACATCACGCCGTATGTGGCCACCCAAATCACCACGTGCATTGCCACCAACCTCCAAGAACATTTCCTCCAGCACCTCTTACGGTTCATCAACAAAACGACCCGGGACATCACCGAAGACAAAGCCACCTTGCATACCTTCAAGCACCAACTCTGTATGTGGAAGGACACCGACCCGGTGTTTGATGATTGGAAAGCCACCCATGTACCTCATATCTTCCCCACCAACATCAAGAACAACGTTCTTTACGACGTCAAAGTGCGTCCGTTAGCGTATTTACCCGGGATGCTGTACATGAACGCTTGGTTGGAAAACGACGGACACAAACTGTTCCAACCGCTCCCTCTGCGTAGCAACATCGTTCCCAAATCCCTCCTGTTGGATACCGCGGCGATTGTTTCCTTGTTTTGTCCGGAAACAGACCAGAACGGGAACAAGGTGAAGAAGGGGGAACTCCTGAAACACATCAAGGACAACCAACATGAGGTGTGGAACGCCTTCGTGAACTTGCAACACCGCATTTTCAAGAACAAACACTACCAGTTCCATTACCAGATGCACACCGACGGTGTGTCGTGCGGGTTGTTGTTCATTCGGAAGGACTTGAAAGACAAAAAGTGGGGAAGTAGAGTTCCTACCCTTCCTGACCAAGAGTTTTGGAACATAGAAGATGTCACCAAAGACCAATTAGATGCCTTGAAACCCCGCAACATCGTGGGATGCGACCCGGGCAAACGGAACCTGGTGTACATGGTGGACGAATCCGGAAAGAAACTCCAGTACACCGCCCCGCAACGCCGCCGGGAAAGCAAACACAAATGCCATCAACGCATTTTGTTGCAGGAACGGACGAAGAACGGTATCGTGGACAAAGAAACCGTGTTGTCGTGTTACAACAGTAAATCCGTCCAACCGGAGCGGTTCAAAGCGTACTTGGTGGCGAAACAGACCCTGAACCAAGAAACCCAAGCGTTCTACCAACGGGAGGTGTGGCGTAAGATGAAATTCCGTGTTTACAGTTACGGAAAGAAATCCATGGATACCTTTCTGAACAACATCAAAACCACCTTCGGAGATAACATCCTGATTGGGTACGGCAACTGGTCACGAAGCACCCAGATGAAACACTTTATGCCCACGATGAACAAGGGACTCCGTAAACTGATTCATAAGACGTACGACACCATTACTGTCAATGAGTGCAACACCAGTAAGAAATGTTGCGGGTGTCTCCAAGACCTCCAACATTACAAAACCAAAGACAACAAGGAAGTGTTCCGTCTGTTAGTGTGTTCTGAGTGCGTGAGTTGCGAAAACAAACATACCGTCTTCAGAACCCGTGATGTGAACTCGGCCGTGAACATCCGCCGTATCACGCGAACCTGGATAGAAACTCAGAAACGGGATCCAGCGTTCCAAATTTCGTCTTTCACCCGTTCTGCTAAAGCAGAACGGGAAAAAGTTAGACCATCGTAAGGTGAAATTCCTTACTATTGATTTTACATTTTTGATTGTTTATGCGTCTGTAATGGGCGTTTTAAATCGTCAAAGGTGTCATAGAAATGCAGGTACAAATAGAACAATGCAAAGTTCAGGATGTACACGATTTCGCCAAGAAATATGTTGTTGGTATTCATATGGGCCGCAATGACCAACAGTGCCAATATCTCGATCCCCAGGGATGACCACAACACCCAGTTGTTTCTATGTAAGTAGGAGTGGCGAACCATGAAAACCATGATCGCCGCGAATGCCAGGTAGGCAAACACAAAATGGGTCGGGTCGGTTTCGGTGATGCGGATCAAACCTACCAGACCCACCAACAGCAAACCTATTATCACCATCGACACGGGATCACCGCGTTCCCATTCATAGAACAATGCCCCCCCCCCCCATCAGCACCATCATACACGTGATGGTGTTCTTGCACGTATCGTCACATATCAAATTGGATACGCTGGGGTTGGACTGATAATTGTATATGACCAACGAAATCGGCACCAAGTAACAGGCTATCATAAACGCAAGACAGTAATCTTTGCGCCGAGTGCATGGTGTCGGGGGCAGCAGTGCCGTTATTGTTGCAGGTGTCACTGCCGCTTCTTCGATGGTGTTCATCGTACACATATGATTCTATATCTAACTATAGCATCATAGCATCATATTTGTACGGCAGTTTGTTCAATTCAACGGGTTGTGGAGTTCCACATGACACATAGATAAAAGATGGAAAATATAGATGTAGTAGTGGTAGCATGCCGCCTAAATACAAACACAGGTCGTACAAACCCTCTCGGTCAAGCACCACCACTTCCGTGAAAAAATACTCTTCTTCCGTACCCGAGACACCTCTTCCTGGCTCGGTCTTGCTGATTGTCGAGTCGCCGTCCAAGATTGCTAAAATACAGTCGTATTTGGGTACGGGGTACTATGTCACGGCGTCGTGTGGTCACCTGCGCACGGTGACGTCCCTCAAAGACATTGATATAAAGAACCAGTTCCGGGTGGATTACCAGGTGATCGAGTCCAAACGCACGCAGGTCGAGCAGCTGCGCCACATCGTCGGCCGGTTTCCCCCCGAACAGGTCGTATTGGCCACGGACAACGACCGCGAGGGCGAGGCCATCGCCTACCATCTGTGCGTCCTCCTCGATTTGCCGGTGGAGACCACCCGTCGCATCGTGTTCAACGAGATTACTCAGTCGGCTCTGCAGTACGCGGTTCAACATCCGACCCGGGTCAACATGTCGTTGGTGTATTCGGCCATGGCCCGGCAAGTCGTCGACGTCCTTATCGGGTTCAAGGTGAGCCCCATGCTGTGGAAACACGTCTACGCCTCGCGCACCCACCCCTTGTCAGCGGGGCGGTGTCAGACCCCGGCCCTGCGGCTCGTCTATGACCACTACCTGTCTTCGCGCGCCAGCGAAGCCACCTCGCCGACCATGACGTACCACGTGACGGCCCACCTGACCACCTCCCCCCATCCGTGCGCCTTTCGGTGTGTACCCAGTTTCGACGGGGCGGACGCTTCGCTGACCCGTGCCTTCATGGAGGCGACGCAGACTCATATACATCGGTATTTGGGTATGGGAGAAGGCAAGGCGAGCGTGTCTGCCCCGCCGTCGCCGTTGAACACGTCGCGGCTTCTGCAACGCGCGTCGTCGGCCCTGCACTGGTCGCCGACGATGGTGATGGCGACGGCACAGCAACTGTATCAGCAGGGGCGCATCACCTACATGCGGACCGAATCAACGCAGTATTCGCAGGAATTCGTGGACGCCGCGCGGGCCTACATCCAAGGACGCTGGAAACGGGCGGACTACGTGGGGTCGCCGGACAAGTTGGTCAATGCCAACACGCAGCTGCCCCACGAAGCCGTGCGCGTGACCGACCTGCAAACGACCGACATCACAGAGGGCGACGCGGAAGGCCGGTGTGTGACCCTCTACAAGTTTCTATGGAGACATACCCTGGAATCGTGCATGGCGCCGGCCACCGCCGAGACCCACGTGGTACGCATGTCTGCACCAGGCGATGTCGCGTCTCTCCCTGTCCGCCCCGTCTATGAATATACGTTGGAACTACCGACATTTTTGGGTTGGAAGGCGGTGGCGAGCTCCGACGCACTGAAGCTCCAGTCGGAACAGGCGGCGGCCAACCGGATGTATTTCCAGACGTTGGCGAAGGAGACGGTGCTGGTCCCGAGTCGGGTCGAGGCTCGCGCCGTGGAGCGTGGCCGGAACGCCCACTACACAGAGGCGGGACTGGTGCAGGCGCTGGAGGACCGCGGCATCGGCCGGCCGTCGACGTACGCGTCCTTTGTCGAAATCATCCAAGAACGTGGGTATGTGACGAAACGCGACGTGGCCGGGACGCCGGTCCACTGCACCGAATACGTATGGCGATCAGGTGGCTCCGCTGGCTCGGGCCTGGGCCTGGAAGAGATTCCCGTGGTCAAGACGTTGGGCGCAGAAAAGGGCAAATTGGTGCTGGAGCCTGTGGGGCTGGTGTGCATCGAGTTCTTGCTCCAGCATTTCGGCGACCTGTTTGCCTATTCCTACACGGAATCGATGGAACGGATGTTGGACGCGCCGATGACGGAAGACACGTGGTACGGGATATGCCAGCAGACGCTGGAAGATTTAGACAAAAGTCTGGCGTGGATACAGGCCCTGTCGCGGTCTGCGGATTACACCGGTGACCATTTGAATCCGGACGCCCCTCAAAGAGGGGCGCCTGATACAATTGATTTACCGGTGTACAGGTCGCTGCGCCCCGTGTACCGTTTGTCCGACACGGATCGGTACGTGGTGATCTTGCAAGAATCGGGACTGGTCCTGTCACGGGTACAGCCCGCCGCCGACAGCGCAGCAATTGCCCCCGAAGGGGGCTACCCCACCTCTACACAACCCAAATCCAAATCCAAATCCAACCCCCCATCCAAACAATCCGTATTTGAATCTGAACCAGAACCGCCAGAAGAATCGGGAAACATGACGACAAAGTTTGTTCCGATTCGGTCGGATGTGCTCGGCAACCTCGACGTGGCCCGGTTGCGGCAGGGGAACTATACCTTCTCGGAATTGGCGGCCTATCCCGAGCCCTATTTAGGCGATCACGAAGGCCAGCCGGTCCATTTGCGGTCGGGACCGTACGGCGTGTATGTGCAGCACGGCGAGACGACCAAGAGTCTCAAAGACGTGGAGGGCGATGCTTTGGCGCGGTTCACGTTGGCCGACGCCGTCATGCGGTTGACTGCGACAACAGAACCACCGCAGAATCCATCGGACCCCACGAGCAAAATCATGCGGGTGCTGGACGACTGCGGCGGCACCACGGCCAGCATTCGGCGTGGTAAATACGGATGTTACGTGTATTACTGTCCTTCCCAGTCGCCTAAACCTCAGTTTATCAGTTTGAAAAAATTCAAGGGCGATTTCTTTCAATGCGACCCGGCCGCGGTCCTCGCATGGGCCGTTGGTGACAAGTGATGACGGTAACGTCTTTTGGTCTGGTCATCGTCATATCAATGGCACAGCAACATAGAACATAGAACCATTCTTACATGTGTTGTATTATACATTACATACCACACATACACGTACCCACATACACGAATGATCAAGGTATTTTACCACATCTGCTGCCGTCCGACTGCCCCGCAGTTGGTGCACGACCAGCTGACGAAACTGGTCTTTTCGGGGTTGTACCAGACGGCGGACATCATCTACTGTTTCCTGGTCGGCGACGATTCGGCCGCGATGGACGTGGTCGAGGCCGTCGTCCGGTCGTTTGGGCGCAAGTTCGTAATCGCTGCCCGCGGACTGGGCGACCGCACCTACGAACGGTTCACGTTCCGCACCATGCTTCAGGCAGAATTGGTGTCTCCCGACGACAAGATTCTGTATATGCATTCCAAAGGGGTGAGCCGGGTCAACGAGGACGCGATGGTGACGGCCAACATCTACGATTGGCGCACGTGCCACGAATACTGCGCGTTCACGCACCACCGCACGTGCCTGAAGATGCTGGACGACGGTCCGTGTGATACCGTGGGCACGATGTACCACCTGCAACCGGCCCCGCACTACAGTGGCAATTTTTGGTGGTGCCGCGGCGACTATTTCTTGTCGCTGGATCCGGCGTTGCTCGACGTGGTGCATCCGGGGTGCGATTCCAACTACATTTCTCCGGAACTGTGGATCTGTACCGCTAAACCCAGGGTCGGCGTGCTGCTGTCCGACTACCAGTTTCGCGGGTACATTCCCGTGCGGTACCCCCTGGCGGGCTACGTCGATCTGGCGATCGATGGCGTCGACACACCCTAAACCCCAAATGATCGTATAGTAAACAAAAAAAACTAACTAACAGCTCACTAACAGCTCGGAAATCTCAAAACCTCGTGTTTTTGAATTTTTTGTGATGGAGTTCAGCGTGCATTTTCACGGGCCGTGTAGTGGCGCACCATGTCCATGGTCGGGGTGAACATGAAGGCGACGGAATCGTACGCGACGGCCACGTCGCGCAGACATTCGTTGGCGTAGACAATGAGTTGGTCCATTTCGGTCAAGTGGCGGTCGATGACGGCGAGTTTCGTTGTTTCTTCTACTGTTGTGCGTAGTTCGTTCAGTAAACGGTACATGATGTCGGTGGTCGTGATCTCCATCATCTGCAAGACGTTGAGTATTTCACGCTTTTTACGGTTTTTTTTGTCGTCGCGTTGGATGCGAGTACGGAACTGGTCGTCGCTGATGCGGTTGCGGAGATACTCAATACGTAATTGCTGGTTGATCAGGACGTGGTCGACCCGATAATTCGGCATGGTCACCATGATCATATGGATGACGTTGCGGCAAATGTTGTTGATGCGCTCGTAGGACGGCGTTTTTGTGATGACGGGGGTCAATGTGCGTCGCAGGTTGGTGACAAATACGTGTGTCAATTCGCGTTCACAGTTGCCGCCCCCCCCGCCGGGCGCGGCGGCGTCTGCCCCCCCGCCCTCCTCTCGGCGGCGCAACCATTCAAAGTAGTGGGGGTTGTGGATGTTGCGGGTCTCGATGCGCCCCGTGTTCCAGCAAAACGCCGTGTTGCACTGAGTACACCACATCTGACTGCAGCCTTCGATACGGTAAATTCCCATACCGCAGTTGGGGCAGGGGCGCGTGTCGTGGCGCATCAAGTTCGCCGTCGCCAGTTGCGCGGGGTCGCATTCGTGCGCCACGTTGCGGTCCAGACCTTTGACTTCGTGGCAGTCGGGGCAGGTCCACTTTTCGCATAGACCGCACTTCCACTGCGTGCTGAGGAACCCGCGGCAATCGGCGTCGGGGCACGCGCGGACAAAGGTGCGTCGGTTGGCGGCGGCGGCGGCGGCGTCTGCGCCCCCGCCCCCACCCCTGGCGTCAGCAGGCTGCCCAACCGTGTAATGTTCGTGTTGAAGGCGGTTGCGTCGAATGAACAATTGCCGTATTTCTTCGTTGACCTGTCGGATTTCCTGCTGCAAGCGTTCGCGGTGCAGAATGTCTTCCACCAACGGTTGGGTCGCCGGCAAGAGGGCGCGTTCCTGGTCCAAGAGGACCTGTTCGCGGTGTGTCTTCCACGGACGGTTTAGAAAGGTTTGAGGGAAGGAATCCACGAGGAATTTGCGGGTCCATTCGCGGTTGCATTCCGTGTTCATGCAGCGGGGAAAGGTCACGGTCGAGGTGGTGATGTACGTCTGACAACATTGCCGGCAGGCCTCGTAGGCACAGTACATGCACGCCACGCACTTCCGTGTACTTTTGTTGTACCCTTCTGCGCAGATGGCACAAGACATGGTATCTTGATTGTATATAGGTATAGAACATCATCCCATCCCAACATCAATTTTTGGCCGATGTACGCCGCCGAGACGATCACAGACCGAATCGTGGAGTGGTTGGACCGGTTCCGTCCCGCGTTTATGGCCGTCGTGCTGTTTGTCCTCTATGTTCTATGCTTTGTCTATATTTACCGGGCCAACACGGAACAAGTATGTGTCGGGCTGTTGCTGGGGCTCCACGTGATCTTGTTACTATACACCTATTGGATGTGGCGGCGCAACGGGGGCGGGGGGTACGAAGGCTTTTGTCTGCTGGCCATGCCGCAGGTATGGGCGTCCTGGTGGACCGGGAGCGTGTTGTTCGTGCCGGTCTTTGCTATCAGTTGGGTGTTGGTGTTGACCGCCATGGCGTTGCTGATACGCATGTTTGTCGCGTTGCGGAACACCACGGACACCACCAACAAGAACACCCCGTGTAGGCAAAGCGACCCGGGTTGCTCCGCTTACCCTGTTAAGGATTTAGGACCCTCTGGCAACGCCCAGAAAGACCGGGTCAAGGCGTTGTTGGTGGCCGACACGGTCCTGCTGTGGATGGTCGCGTATTACACCGTGGGACGACCCTTTCAGCTCTTTGGTGTGACGTTCAACGTGTTTCCGGGCAAATGCAGCAGCAACAACAACATGAGCAACCATCGTTCATGGAGATACATGGTGTCTCACGTTCTGGCAGTCCTCGTGACCGCCGCGTCGCTTACGACGGCCGCGGTGACGGTGTGGCAAATACAGTCCCTGGACGTCCAGATTGGCGCCATCACCGTGCCGGCGACTGCGTAAACATGACTTACTGCGTAAACTTACAAACTGCCTGACTGGAACCAACATAGAACTTGATGTATAGGTATACGAAAAATACAAATACATGAAGTTTTACGAAACCTTGTTTGACGAATACGTCAAGTCGGCCGAGACGTGTCCGTTGCACCCCGAGATTCCGGTCTTGCCCCGGCTGGGCAACCTGATTGTGTACGGCCCGTCGGGGGTGGGCAAATATACCCAAGTACTGCGTATATTGAAACCGCACAGTCCGTCGCAGCTCCGGTACGACAAACGGGTCGTGCTGACCATAAAGAAACAGTCCAAGAAGACGAGCACGGCGGTCACGGCAACGTCGGAGACGTCGTTGCGCAAACCGGTGACCACTAAAAAGCCGGTCAGTGCCAAAGGGAAAGGAACGGAGGCGTCCACCGACAGCGCAGCGGGCACCCCCCCTCCCCCTCCTCCTCCTCGCCGCAAACCGGCGGCAACCGCCCCCGAAAACGAAAAACAGTCCTTTTCGATGGTTTACCGGATCGGGGATGCGCATTACGAGATTGACATGAGTTTGCTCGGGTGCAATGCGAAGCAGGTGTGGCACGAAGTCTATTCACAAATCGTGGATATTGTGTCGGTACGTCCTGACCGGCAGGGGGTCATCGTGTGCAAGAATTTCCATGCGATTCACAGCGACCTGTTGGAGATCATATACAGTTACGTGCAGCCCCAGGACTTGTTTGGAGGCGAGGGTATACGAAGCAACCTTGTCGCCACGGGCGACTCAGGGGAAGGTCGCCCTGCCATCCGTCTGTATTACATCCTGATCACGGAACATTTGAGTTTCTTGCCGAGCCGGTTGACGGACCGGTTCGCGGTGTTGCGGGTGGGACGGCCGTCGCCCGAGGCCGTGGTGGCCGCGGTCAATGCGCGGGACCCTACCGGCCGTAAGGCCGGTGCCGTCGCCAAGATCCTCGACGACATTGGCGGCAACGAGACCGTGCTCAACCTCAAAGAAGTCTTGTCCTGGAGTGCCGTGTCGGGCACCGACGAGCTACCGAAAGACAATTTCAACATCATATGTGACGCCCTGTTGCACGAACTGGACGTCATGGCCATGCCCGGTTCGCAGGCTATGGCCTCATTACCTACACAAGCACCCGCCTTGACTGCGACCCATGTCCTGCGTTTCCGCGACGCCCTCTACGACATCCTCATCTACGGTCTGGATGCGTCCGAATGCATTTGGTACGTGTTTCGCCACTACGTCGACCGGGGACGGATCCCCCCCGACCATATGATGTCTTGGATGACCAAATTCCAAGTGTTTACCCGGCAGTACGGCAACAACTACCGTGCCATCTTTCACCTGGAAAGCATATTTCTTGATCTTCTTCACGCCGCCACTGACGGATGATACGACTCCGCTGACGCTTACGACGCAGGGGGTGTGGAATCATTCGATTGGGTAATGCAATCCGAATCGAATGATTGTAGGTATAGGCGTACTTATTTGGAGGTGAAGTCGTAGGTGTAAAATACGCTATCGTACAAGCAAATTAGTTCGTATTTTTCGGCGTCGGTCGCACCTTTCAAGTATTCCAATTGGTACGGCGTCAATTTGCGCAGGTTCCGGATGCTGTCCTGGATCGTGCTGTAATAATCAATCTGCAGTATCTGTCCCGGACGAAGGTCGGTGAGGTAATACGACGGAATAATGGGGTCCGTGCTACCGGGAAAGGCGTCGGTGTATACGGTGGGATGCCGCGACAAGGCGGCGCGGGAAGCTGCCTGTTGCTCGTCCGTCCGTTCCATGATTTTGCTTACATAAGAACACATGTTCTGGCAATACACGGACGGAGGCTGCAGGCCTCCGTCCGTCATGGACCGTCCCCTACGGGGACGATCCCAATACTCATCCGGGCTTTGACCGTCCGTTATTGATCGTCCCCGTAGGGGACGATCCCAAATCTCATTTTCATGGTGTATATCATCCGTATCGTCTCGTTCGTGATCGTCGTCTCTCTCGTCATTGTCATCGGTCACGGTATGAACGGATCCGGATTTGGAGATGGTATGTGTGACACTGCTACAACTACCGCCACCAAGGCTCTCGCTACGAACATGACGGCAAGTTTCGCTACGAACGTCTCGCCCGCAGTTTTCATGGTTAATTTCGTTTTCGCTGGGGTCGAACCATCGATTTCGAGATGATATCGATGGAAACATCGTCTTGGACTGGATTCGTCCCCGTACCTACAAAGAACACATATATAGATTTTATGTTTATTATATCATTTATCATATTAATAATATAATAATATAATACAGACACCGTCATCTCGCACATGTCATGGGTAGGCGAAGCAACCCGGAGGGTAGGCGAAGCAACCCGGAGGGTAGGCGAAGCAACCCGGAGGGTAGGCGAAGCAACCCGGAGGGTAGGCGAAGCAACCCGGAGGGTAGGCGAAGCAACCC